AAACGAGGTTAAAAGTGTGATTGGTTATGCTTTCCAAAATCTTAACAACTTTGAGAAATTGATGTCAAAGGACTTTACAGCAAAAGATGAAGAGGTGCCAAACTAGTATACATTGTTAGATGTTTTTTTTTGTGTTTAGCTATTGAACATCAAGAGATCAAATATTGATAGAAAGGAGAAAGTTAATGAAACATAACAAGTACAATAAAAAAGATCCTGTTAAAGTTAAAGATGACTTGATAGGACATAACCAGCCACCTGGGCATCAAGTACCTGACTATGATTTAAAAAGTGGAGACAAGTATTTTGATGATATGCCGGTTGGTACAATTATGAAAAAACGCATTAAAGATACCGGGCAATTTACTGGTAAAGAACTAAAAGACGGGCATGTATTTCCGACATTAACTGGACCACAAAAGGAAAAGATTGCTCGGTTGCTTTTAGATGGTAAGGAGTATTTAAGATATAAAGATATTAACGTGGCTGTTAGAATGACAATACCATTGGTTGATATTAAAATGATTAAATCTACATCGGTCCATCTTCGAGCATTGAGTAAAGTGTTAAATGATATTGCGAAGGATACTGAGAAATCAAAATTTGAAAGAGTGCTGAATGCTCAACAGGCAATTGTTAGTACTAATGGTTCTATTAAATGGAAGCATGGATTATTTGAGATGCTTGGTGTACATTCTCTGAGATGATGTATTTTTCCCAACCAAATATCAATGACTTAGAAGACTTAAATCAACATATGGTATGTGTTTTGAACGCACCATCTAGTGCGTGTACACAAATTTGCAAAGGAAAGGAAATTAACAATGCAGATATATCAACTAGTTAGGGAAGACCTCTTTAATAATATATTGCGTTTGTCGCATAATATATACTCTGACAGACCCAGAAACCTTACATTTGAGCTGACCCCTCTAGCTTTTGTAATTATTACTAAGCTATTATTCTATGCCTTGCTTACTGTTGTAGCTCTATTTTCAATCTACTATACATTTCATTTTGCATGTCTTTTAGATAATGCTTGTTTTGCTCAAAACTATGGAGTGAAACTATGAAGTGGTCGAATGATGCAGATGAACTAGGAGCTTCTAAAGTAGGAGCTATAGTTATGGGTGAGACACCTTTTCAAACTAACGAAGCAGTCAGGCAAATCGTTTTAAATGCTAAAGCTGGTGTTAAGGCTATTGATGATGGATTGTATAAGGATGCAAGAGACCGAGGTAATTACCTGGAGCCGGCATTGACTGAATGGGCTAGTGATAAGTTAGATAATCTTTGCCCGGATAATGTAGCTTGTAACTACAATCCACCGACTGATGCACATCGTAAACCTGATTTAAGATTGTGTGCTTCTTTAGATGGTATACTTGAGGTAGTAGGTGGCGAGCTTACTATTCCAAACCCTCAAGGTGGTGACATAACTGTTACGGGCTTCGGTGCTTTAGAAATAAAAACTGACGGCTGGGATGATGGGCCACCAAGAGCTGACCAGGTGATTCAATTACAAACTCAAATGTTTTGTGCTGATTTTACATGGGGAGTTATTGCCAAGCTTGGTCCTAAATTAAAGTTTGAACTTTATCCTTATGTTCGTAATGAAAAGCTGATCGATATCATCATGGAAAAGGTTAATGACTTTTGGGTTAGAGTAGATCTAGACCAGCCATACCCACCGATTGACAACGGCAAGCCGGATACTATTCCTTTAGACCACCTGGAAACTAAGGATGACGTTATTCAAATTATAACCGATTACAATAAATGTAAGGCCGAGGAGAAATCCTGGAAGCTTCAAAAAGAAAAGTGCCAAGAAGCTTTGGAGCTAGTACTTGATCAGGTTGATGCTGAGTATGCGACTATAGGCAATTATAAAATTAGCCATCCAATAGTTAAACGCAAAGCACAGCCTGAAAAAATAATTCCAGCTAAACCATCCACAGAACACAGACGATTTACAGTAGAGGAGATCAATTAATGAATAATTTAAGAACAAATTTAATTCCAACTGACGTAGACCAAGCACTCAGGATATCTGAAATGTTTGCCAAGTCTGACCTAGTACCGGACAGTTATAAAAATAAACCAGCCAATATTTTTTTGGCTGTGTCTGCCGGGGCTTCACTTGGGCTTGCACCTTTCCAGGCTATGCAGAACATTGCTGTCATAAATGGTAAGCCGTCAATCTTTGGTGATGCCTTACTAGCTATGGTCCGAAATGATAAGAGGTGTTTGTCAGTTAAAGAATCAATAGTTGGTGATGCTATGAATAGAACTGCTACTTGCATTGTATCCAGGCTGTCTCCTAATGGTGAAACTGAAGTCATTAGTTCTAGCTTTTGTTTAGGCGATGCTCAAAAGGCTGGCTTACTAAACAGAGGTCCTTGGAAATCTTATCCAGATCGTATGCTACAAATGAGGGCTAGGGGCTTTGCTTTGAGGGATGCATTCGCTGATGTTATCGGTGGATTAATTACCAGCGAGGAAGCCCAGGACTATCCTGTTAAACAAATAGCTATACAAGACCAAGAGGGTACACCTAAGTTTGATAAAGATGCTAGAACTGTTGATGATATAGTAAAAGAGTTAACACCTCCTGAAGAGCCTAAAACAGACATTAAATGGGTAATCAATGTTCCAGGTAAAGATCCTATAGTTGTAAATAATAAAAACGATTTTGTTTTACAGTATAAAGACATCATGTTGAAGGTGAGTGAAAGTAAATTATGGTCATCTATAAATAAAAGAAAAAAATATTCCGAGCTAAAAAGTAGCAATATGGAAATGCTAGAACAGCTTAGAGATAATGACTTTGGTTTAATAGAAGAAATAGAATTAGAGGAAGGGAGCTTGTTCGATGCAGAAGATGCCATTAACTCCTAAACAGCATAAGGTTTTAAAATATTTAAAATCATATCATTCAAAGCATGAGTATATGCCTTCATACAGAGAGATAGCAGAAGGGCTTGGTTTTAAATCAACTAATTCAGTCTTCCATCTATTAAACAAACTCGATGACAAAGGTCATATAAAACGATTTAGAGAGAATGGTGGCTGTACCTATAGATCTATTGAGATTGTATAGCTTGCAACCTTGCAATTAATCTATCGGCTCTTGCTGTTACTTGTGTGTAGTAGCGAGAGTTTTTTAATTGGTAACCACATTCAATCCAATCACGATCCTTTACAGCTTTCCGAAACAAAACAAATTTAGATAAACGAGGTCTGCCCATATTAAACATCATATTGCATAAGATCAATTGCACTTCTTCTGGCAAATCATCAAAGGTATCGTACAATTTCTTGCACTCATCTATTGTTACATGCACATCTGATTGAAAACAATTATTGACTCGTTCCTCTGACACTGGTGTACCAACTGGCTTTTCGTATTCTTCATCCCACTCGGTAATAAGATGTCCTATTCCATGTGTAGGCAAGCCTAAATGATCGAGATACACCTCGTACTTACATCCTTCATCTTCTTTAAGTTCTTCTCGTAATTGTTCTATGTTCATGGTTGTTGCCTTGCTGCTATTGCTTGATTTGTAGGGCTTAGTCCTAATAAAGCTCCTGTACCTGGTGAATTAACATTAATAGATCCTAATCCTGAATTAGTTACTGGTGGAGCAACATTTATTCCAGTACCTGCTGAAGCTTGAGGTCGAACATTTGTTCGGACTTGGTTCGCTGTATTTTTTAAAGCTGAAGTAACTCCGTAATTATCTGCTAAAGCTTCTATTTGGTCTGCTCCTTCACTTATTCCTTCTTGCATAAACTGACCTGGACCTTGAGAGAAAGCGTTTCGCATAGCCTGACCAAGAGTTTTAGCTCTTTCTGCATCAGTCTTTGCTATTCTCACACCATTTTTATATTGATTTGTAATTTGGTCGTAGTAAGGTGCTGAAGTTAAGTATCTTCCTATAAGACCAAATCTTAGTAATGATCCTATATTCTGCAAAGGACTAGCCGCTATACTAGCGGCGACTAAATCTCCACCTTCGGCTGTTCTTGCATTGAATTTTAAAATCTTAGCAAATTCAGTCATTTCTTTTCCCATTTTAGGTCCGTAAAGAACATTTAACTTATCTCCTTTTGAGGCTTCCAGCATACGATCAGCAAATTTATTTAACTTTTTACCGTCTGTCATAACGGTTTCACCAAAGTCATCAATTAAACTACTCATAAAATAACCTTGAATCTTTTTAACAGCTTCCTCATCAGGTGGATTTTGAGTTTTTCTGAAGTAAGTAAGTATATCTTGTATATCTGTGGCTTTTGTAGAATTGTTCGCTATTAATTCGCCAGCTTCTGTTGCATTTAAATTACCATTAGCCAGTTTATTTCTAACGCTACTGGCTTGTAGATTATGCACATTAACTTGAGCGTTTTTAACGCTTTGTAACAACCCTTTTAAATCCTGACTACCACCTTGATTTATTACATTATCAATAATATTATCATCTATTTTGCCTAATGATGTTATTCTAACCTGATTAGCTAATGATTTTATTGAATTGTATTGGGTTTCTCCACCAAACAAAACTTTACCAGTTGTACCAAGACCATCTATAGCATCAGCAAAGGCTTTACCGCTAAATGGAACTGTGCTGAATGAATCAATCCCAGACTTAGATAAGGCATCTTTAACAAAATTGTTCGCTAATTCGTCTCTTAATAACTTGGAAGAACCAGGCTGACCAAACTCATCTAAAACTGTGAAAGCTCTTTCTAAAAATGTGGGGCTATTTGGTTTAACTAAGTCTTTATATATTTTAGGGTCTACAGGCTCGACATTGTTTCTTACATAATCATCTAAATCTTTTAGAATTCTATTCCCACTTAAATCTTCAAGAAGTTGCTTTCCTGTTGCAAAATCAGCTCTTGCTTTGTCTAAACTTCCTTGTGCTTTAGTTAGCAATGTTACTTCATCACTTGTCATTTTAGCACCTTGAGCTAACGCTTCTAAATCAGTGCTTTTTAATATTCTATCTATATCATTTACAAATGGTTTTAAAACATTGCTTACAGTTGATTCCCCAGCCATAGCATTGTCATTTAATGATTTTCTTAAAATATATAATTGATTAAAAGATGCTTTTTTATTAAAATTTTTGCCTCCAATATTTTGCATACCTTGCAAAGCTCTTGTGATGTCTATTCCTGATCTATCTGTAGCACCAGCGTAATCTTTAAGTAAGGCATTAACCTTTGCATCAAATTCTTTTATAGGTATAAAGGCTTTTGATCCTGTAACAGAATCCATAAGATTATCAACAGCTTTAAAATTTTGTGACATCAGTTGACCAAAATTATTTTGTGCATTTGCTAATAATTCAAAAACCTCATCATCAATATAAGCATTTCTACTTGCCGCTGCACCAAAAGTATTTGCTGTATCTTCAAATTGTTTTAAAACAGCTTTTCTTGCTTCTTCTTCAGCTTTAATAAGACCCGCATTGTTTTCTTTTAAACCTCTAAGCAATGCTTCGCCAGCTTCATCGGCTGTATTTGTACCACTTTTGGCTCTAAAATCAGCTATTTTTTGAGCCATAACGTCATTGTTTTTCTTTAAACGATCTGAAGTTTTAAATATTTTCTCTCCAATAGCCTGTGTTCTAGCTATAACTGATGGCGCTCTAATCGCTGATAGACTAGGTAAAATATCCATTTCAATTGATTTACCAGCAATCTCCAGTTCTTCTGCTGTTAATTCTTTACCAGCCGTCAATGATTTCTTACCAATACCAAACGCTTTACCAAGAAGACCGAACAATCCATCGCCCACAAAACCTATGGCTGCTTCTGTACCTATGTCTTTAGCTATCTCGCCAGCCGATTGCCTAGATACACCAGCTCCAGCTTCAATAATTTCTTCAACACCTTGACCTGTTCCAGCACCTAATCCAGCACCGATGGCTGCTCCAAGAATAGGAATAGGTATGGCTATTTGTCCTGCAATAGCTCCTCCTATACCACCGATAAGCTCTGGTGCTATTCCAGCAAGATCAGCTAAGTCATAACGACTGAAACCATCTTCATCTATAAGTATATTTTTATCTGTTTCTTGACCAAACTTAGACGCACCTTCAGGTGTAAGGGCTAATCTACCTCGTTTATCACGAAGAAATTCACCTTCTCCTATATCAAATTTAGCTAAGATAGCATCTTCTTCAGCATTATTCTCAGCGGCTGATAAAGCAGCTCGCAAAGAAGCACTCTTAATTCCAGTGTTAGTATCGAACAATTGTTCTAACTTTTCTTGTTCAGAAGGCTCGTTACTAACTTGTTTACCAGCTCCTCTATCTCTTAATATGTTGGCTATTTTAATGCTTTCTTCAACATTAGGCTGATCGCCTTCTATAAGTATATTGATAGCTCCTTCTGGAGTATTTAATTGAACATTTCCCATGATTTACTTCTTTCTTAAATCAATTGTAAATACACCATCAACAAAATTAGAGGAATAAAGATCACCAGTTCCCGTTGATATGGCTTTGTTAATAATACCTATAGTTTTATTATATTCTTCATCATTTCTAAAATTTTCTCGTCTTGAAAATGAATTAAACTGGCTTTCTATCGCTCTTTTTGGTGCATCAAATATAGTGTCAAGTTGTTTTAATCTATTTAAATTCGCAGCTATAGGTTGACCAACTTTAATTTCGCCAATCAATTTTCGTAATCGTTCAATATCACCTTCTGATACACCATTACCTGTTTCTTTTGTTAAAAACTTTTTATATTGTGAAATTAATCTTGCTTGAATTGCTTCTACTTTTTGTTCTGGAGTAGTTCCTTCTTTTATAATTTTATCAAGTCCTTGTGAATAATCAGTGTCACCGATGCCAAGCGGTTTAAGAACACTTAATACTCTACCTTCTAATAAAGCTATAGCAGATGGTTGATTAGGTTTATTAGCTAATTCCTGTAATATATCTTGTACTTCTTTAATACTTCCTTTTGCTTCTAACAGACCAACATATTGATTAGCATGTTTTTCTGCTTGTTGAACAGGTGCTAAAAACACTCTGTTTCTTGATCCTGTTACAAAAGCAGTATCTACTTTGAGAAAATCGTTACCTTGAAGTGTCTGTGTGGTTACTTTACCTTTTGCATCTATAGGTTTTAAGTTAGCTTCAGCTATTTTAATTGCCATATTATTATTGTGTTTCATATATTCAATTTGTACCTTAAACTTTTGATCTCTGAATTGAGTTGATAACGCTGAAAGAGCTTTTCTCTTTTCTTTAGCTGTTGCTAACGATGCTAAACTATCGGCTTTGGTCTCTTGTAGAGCATACTTACCAGAAGCAACTTGACCAGCACGAGCATCTGCTTTAGCTTTCTCAAAAAATGGCATAGCTTTATCACCAGCTTCACCAAGTGAAGTAAGTATTTTACTAACATTAAAACCTTTTCCCGCTCTGTTTTGCATTAAAGATAATCCTAAAGACATAAGAGCTAGTTTATTATCAGGCTCTCCAGATACATCTATACCTGTTGCTTTAGCGAAGTCAGCCTTGTATTCGTCTAAACTTTTTCTTGAGGTATCTTTTTTAGTACCATCACCATAAATATTGGTTATGTCATCCATAGCACTTTTAAATAAACTTTGTTGTGCTTGTGCTAATTTTTCTTCTTCAGATAAAACAGGCTCTCTCATTTCAGGTGTAATGACTTCCATCTCAGCACCTTCTTGAGACATATCTCCTAATTGAGTGTTTTCTGTTATCTTTTGTTGCATTTCTGCAAGAGCAGCCTGTGACTCTGGATCTGAAAACTGTCCTTTTGGATCGGCTTTTTCTTCTTCACCGCTAACAACTTGATCTCCAGATTTATCAGCTCCAAAAGAATCTACCCCTATATTTGCTTTGTCTGCTTTATTAGAAAGTTCTGCAAGTCTTTTTGCAACTTCATCTCTTGTTTCTAAGGATTGACCAAATGTAGATTCTGTAGTTTGTTTTTTACCATCTGGATCAGTGTATCCAGTTGCCAAACCACTTCCTATTTTACCTTTGGGTACACTTGTATCAATAGGTAATCCTAATTCCATACCTGAAGTATCTCTAGCAATTCTTTCAGCAATTTTTTTACGACCAGTTTCAGTTAATG